GGTGAGGGTCGTTGGACTGTTTCTGCCGCTGTGGATTTGGGGGTTCCCGCTCCTGTCATTACTACTGCACTATTTGAAAGATTTAACTCACGCAATCTCGGATCGTTCGGAGCAAAAATCCTGAACGGAATGCGGTATATGTTTGGTGGACATCACGTTAGATGAAATAAATATTCACAAGTCGCAGGTACTTATGGATATTCTCCAGTCGCCCCAAGATTACTTGTTTAATTTGCAAACAACAAGTTCATCCGAAGCAAAACGATTATGGAGAAAAAACATAAAAGAAAGTTGGAATCACAAATGCGCTTACTGTAACTCTGAAGAAAATCTAACATTGGATCATGTTGCCCCCCAATCAAAAGGTGGTTTAGATATTACAAGAAATGTGGTATGCTGTTGCCATTCTTGCAATCAATCAAAAGGTCATGAGTATTGGAAGTTGTGGTATGTTCAACAAGACTTCTATAATGAAGATAGTCTTGATAAAATAGAAGACTGGATGAAACCACCAAAACCAGCAAATCTTTACGTTTATAGACCAAGAAGAAATAATGCATCATGATAAATTCAACAACTCCATATAAACTCGCAGAAATCATCAGAGATACTTGGCCTGGTCTTTACAATTCTCCAAAAAAGATTTATAATGAGAACCCATCATCTACATCAAATGAATCAAATACAAAAACTTCAACAGATTGAATATACTGATCATTATTCAGTCTTTGATAAGAATGGTAAAAAAATTTGTGATACTGCAACAATTCATGATGCTATGATGATGGTATCTTTTGAAGAGGGAAGGACTTATAAACAAGTTAAGATTCTTCTTGACCAAGTTGTAAATATTCCTTCAACAAGAATGGAAGATGATAAACAACTTAAATCGCAAAATGTTTTGCCTGAAAGAATGGCAGAACCTGTAATTGTATAAATTATCTTGTATACTTAAAAAATATGAAATTTACAGTTTATTCTAAAGACGGTTGCCCCTATTGCAGTAAAATTAAGCAGGTGCTACAATTAGCAAACCTTGAGCATGTTGTCTACAATCTTGGTGAACACTTTGAGCGTGATGGGTTTTATGCTCAATTCGGACAAGGTTCTACATTTCCTCAAGTTGTTTTGAATGATCAAACGCATCTTGGTGGATGTACAGACACTGTTCAATATCTTAAGGAGCAAAATCTAGTCTAATGGAATCTACTTTTCACGAAGTTTATTTTGATGTTGAGAAGGCAATCGATCTTGCCTTCAATGGTCAATTTGTTTTGAAGTTTTATGATTATCTAAAAATTCGTGGAACACTTAGACGTGAGGTAGAAGAGTTTATTGAAAGCGCCACTGCAAGTGAGATTAGTAATCTTGTAATGGATCTGGATGAATATCTGGAAGGTGGTGCTGATGAAATACATAAACAATTGCGGGAAGGATATGGGCATATTCCAAAACCACAAGCAAGAAAGATAAGAAATTATCTTTATACAATCCTTGAAGACGCTTGGAAGTATAACCATGACAAACGACCAGGAAGGCGTAAAAAACAAACTAAATAAATCTGAACCCGAAATTAATCGGGGAGTTGAATTACTACTTAGGAATAGGAGGAAGAGAGAGTCATCAGAACCAAAAACTTTTCAAGTGAAATTTGGTAAAATGATTTCTCTCTTTCATAGAGAGTTTCATTTCTTTATAGAATTTCACTTTGATATCAAGAAAACTTAACTCTCTGGAGAAGACAAATGGAAACAGCATATGTAATAACATTTTCTATAATGTTCACTTTGCTATTTTTTATGGTTGGCAGTATAATTGGATGGTTGACATATAGACATTTGTTGGAATCAAAACCTCCATACTTACATCCAGAGTTCTTTGATGAAAATGGGCAGGTTATACCTGACGAAATAGTATCTGTACGATTTGAAAACGATTATGACTACGACTACGACGAAGACGAAGAAGAAAATTGAGGATAATCCTGAAGTTCTTCCAACAAATCCATTTATTTTTGAAATCTTAGATCTTGTATCTAAGCAAAGGTCAAATGCAAAAAAAGTAGAAATTCTTAAAACTTATGAGCATGATTCTTTAAAAACAGTTTTAATTTGGAATTTTGATGAAACTGTGATATCAGTTATTCCTGAAGGAGACGTTCCTTACGCAAGTGCAGGAGAACAAACATCTTATAGTGGAACTTTGAGTTCTAAAATTGATGACGCAGTTTCTAAAATGGATGAACTGAGTTCTAATTCTCTTGGATCTATGGATCAAGGTAGATCTTCAATTCGAAAAGAATATCAGATGTTTTATAACTTTGTGAAAGGTGGTAATGATACTTTGAGTTCTCTTCGAAGAGAAACTATGTTTATTAATATTTTGCAGGGACTTCATCCAAGAGAAGCAGAGATATTGGTCCTTATAAAGGATAAAAAACTTCAAACTAAATATAAAATAACTAAAGAAATTGTTTCTGAATCCTACCCAGACATTCGATGGGGAGGTCGTTCGTGATTGTAGTATTGGAGAAAAATAAAAAAATGGCAGAAAAGAAAGATAAAATTAATAAAGTTCTGCCCCATGAATATGGATGCGAAATTCTTTTAGAAAAAACTACACTTGAAAAAACAAAAGATTCCTCACTTCCAAGTGATGCATATTTAATTTGGTACACTGAAGAAAATGATATTGATATTGATTTAGTGAGAGGATCAAGATCTAGAATTTTTGACATGTATTATGATAAGTATGGTCCTGGATCAGTTAAAAAAATTGATTTTGGATATGGAAGAACTAATCCTAAACTCTGGGGATACAAACAACCTGATAAGAAAAAGAAAAAATGAGTGCAGGATTTGGTGGTCAAGGTAAAGAAAATAGAATTGGCAAAGATGCTAATATTACTATTGATATAGATAATATCGATATTGTTTTAAAGCAATATAAAAAAATTAAAAAATACCAAAAAACATCTCTGTATGCTATCAAAACAATGGATGGAACAGAAGAAATTGTAAGTTCTTTGATTAAAGAAGCAGAGGAGAATCCTATAGTCTAATGGGTAAGCATTATTTACTTAACTTGTACGGATGCTCGTTTGTCCTTTTGGACAACGAGCCTTGTCTTATAGACTTACTAGAAAACGCAGCAGTTGCAAGCGGTGCTACTGTGATTCAGACTATCTCAAAGAAGTTTGAACCACAAGGAGTCACCGTTATTTGTTTGCTTTCTGAAAGTCATATCTCAATTCATACTTGGCCTGAAGAAGGTAAAGCAGCAGTAGATGTTTATACTTGTGGTGATTGCAACCCTAAGATTGGTTGTGACATCATAATCGAACAACTTTATGCTCAGAATCATACTCTGAGTTATATTGAACGCTAAATAATGATGCCTTAACTGACTGCAATCTTTAAGGTGGGAGAGGAGAAATCCTCTCCTTTGTCATATAAATATCAATGCAGTCAGTTTAAGAGTGGAATTATGCAACCACGCATATACACATATAAGATTACCTTTGAAGAAGTTCCGTATTATTATTATGGAGTTCATAAGGAAAAAGTATTTAATGAAAAATACTGGGGAACACCAGTAGCAAATAAGTGGTCTTGGGAACTTTATACACCAAAGAAACAAATATTAGAGTTATTTGAGTATAGTGATGAAGGATATATACAAGCACAAAAAGTTGAAGCAAGATTAATAAAACCTTTTTTTAATGCAGATAAATGGTGTTTAAATGCCAATTGTATGGGGGCATTTTCTTTACAGTCAAAAAGCAAAGCAGGAAAAATAGGTGGAAAGATTGGTGGAAAAAGACATATTGAAAGTGGACATTTAAAAAGAATTAGTCATCTTGGAGCTAAAAGAGGTGGAGAGATAACTGCTAAAAAATTAAATTCACAAAAATGGATGTGTTTAGAAACTGGAATGATATCTACTATAGGTCCACTTACTAGATATCAAAGAGTGCGAGGAATAGATACATCTAAAAAAATAATGGTAAAATAAATATTATAAATGGGAGATTATAATGCTTTCTACTGCTTATAGGTTGAGGTTGGAAGAAATCTGTAATAGAATTATCAACCAAAAAGAGGTAAGTTTAGAAGATATTATCTGGGCAGAGAAACTTGCTCAGGTAAATAGAAGTGCTGGTACACTGCTTCGTCAGGCAAGACGTAAGGCAGAAAATCCTGATATGCAAGAAGGTGGATTGGATGACTTTTTAAACCAACTTGATATTGGTGGAATTGGTCACGAGTCCAAAGGAATGTCTGGATTTGATACAGTAGATGATATTATAGATTTCTTTACTGAAGATAGACCAGATGATTGGAGACAAAGAGATTGAGAAGGAGGGGTTGACTACCCCTCTTTTTTTGTGTATAATTACCTTTGTCTGGGTTGATATGAATGAATAAAGAAAAGCTTAAGTTGATTGTACAAAATCTTGAATCTCTAGTAGAATGTCTCAAGGCAGAACTTGATTCTGATGTGGATGAATATAAACCTCCACAATATGAAGAAGTTTCCAATTACATTTCAGATTACGACGAAGTATTTTATGACGATGACGATGCAGACTGAGGTAAAAATGAAACCAATTAAATCCAAAGATCTTCTTGAACTTGATAATCACCTTGAGGTAGTCAAACTTCAAGGATATCCAATTCCAGAGCAAGTTATCTGGCAAGCGGGTAAAGGTGATTATTCAGAAGTTCCGATTCATAAAGTTTCAGTTCCTAATCACCAGAAATGTGGTGAATGGATTGTTGAACAACTTCTTGCAAATGATCGTGGTCATTGGGGCCCGATTGAACATCCAGGAATTACCTTTTCTTGCTCTGGATTTGTTCATAATGTAATTGTTCAGGCAAGAACTCACCGTATCGGAACCAGTTGGGATGTCCAATCTCAGCGTTATACTGGAAAGCGTGTAGTCAAGGTTGCCAAGGGGGAACTTAATGTTGAAGAGGTCTTCTACGTGCGCCCTGTGGGGTTCTATACCAACCGTAAGGGTAAGAAGTATGAATGGACAGAAGAAGACCGTCAAGACGAGTTACAGTGGATTGTAGAGGGGTGTAAGCGTTATGCTCTGAAGTATGATAGAGGTATGTGTGAGGAGCATATTCGCGATTACCTTGCACAGGCAATTCGTCAGAACTTTGTAGTATCCTTTAATCTTCGTTCTGTACTTCACTTTATGGACCTTCGTTCAAAACTTGATGCTCAACTTGAAATTCAAGCACTTTGTGATGCCTTTGTTCCCGAACTTCAAAAATGGGCACCAAATGTTTGGAAATATTATGAGGAGAAGCGTCTACATAGAGCAAGATTATCTCCTTAAATTTATATGAAAACTTGGTGTTTAAAAGACCATAATACAGGTTATATTTTTAAGATTCTTTTTACTGAGGAAGAATTTCAAAAATTTTTAAAAGAAAATCTGAATATGGATGAGTGCATTGATTGTATAGAATGTGAAGATGCTAATAGTATTACTTTAGAATAATGAAAGAACATCCAAAATATAAAGATTATCTTATTACTGAAGATGGTAAAGTCTTCAGTTAGTTTAAATAATTTTTGTACCGAAAACAATATTAGTTGTATTGGATTGCATTCAACTTTACCTACCAGCAAAAAAGTTAAACCACACTATAATAATTATAAAATAATATCTAAAGAAGTGAAATAACACTCGAATAAATATCCCTACACACTATGGAGAAATAAGTTGGCAACATATCCCGTTTATAATAAAGTAACTGGTGAACAAAAAGATGTGGTAATGAGTGTTCATGATTGGGACCAATGGAAAAAAGATAATCCAGAATGGGATCGTGATTGGAGTGATCCATCTACTTGTCCAAGTTCTGGAGAAGTAGGTGAAGTTTATGATCGACTCAAAAAATCACATCCTGGATGGAATGATGTTCTTCATCGTGCATCAAAAATGCCTGGATCAAAAGTAAAACCAATCTGAGTTTATATGGCAAGAAAAAATACTCCTAAGAATCCAGTTCCTTTTGGTATGAGTAATAGGCAAAT